GTCGTGGAGAAGCGCGAGGAGGCCGGGCGCATGGCCGACCTCCTGGACTCGTCGGACTGACCTTCAGAGGCGATCTGCGCCGCGTCCAGACGCGCGACGATCTCTTCGGCGCTCATCGTGGCGAACGCCTGCCGGAGCTGGCCAGCAATCGTGTCGTAACTGAGGCCCTGATCGACCCCATCGGTCACGATGGTTCGGATCTGTGAGCGCGTCGTCTCATCGATCTGGCGGACCCGGTCCGCACCGTACCGCGTGAGGTAATGCACCGCGCGCGGATTCGCGAGGTCGAACGACACGCCGACCGTCGCCGTCACGTCGTCCGCGGGAGCCGTCAGCATCGGGACACGCGAGACGATCACGCTTAGGTCAGCCAGCATCTCCGTGGCACCGGCCAGGAGCGATGCTGAGGCGAGCTCGTCGATCGCGTCGATCAGGAGTGCATCGACCATGAGCGCGGCGGTATCGAACGCCCGTTGCCAGTCATTCGTTGACTCGGTCTCTCGAAAAGCGGATCGGAGCCGGGCGAATCCCTCGAGGAACATCTGCCCTTGCTGGCGAAATGCCGCCGCTATTTTACGGTCGGCCCGGTCGACGAGATGACCGAGCTTTCGGTTGCGGATCAACGGCGCGGCTTCGCTCAGGAAGCGCTCGACGATATGGAGCGTTGCCGTGGCCGCGGCTCGCCGGTTCTCAGCCAGCAAGAAGCGTCTGCAAGCTGGCCCGCATCTCCCGGACCGCCTCGACCATCGCCGCTTCGTTATTAGCGCGGGCGTCCGCCGCCGTCGGCACGCCGCCGCCCCTCGAAGCGCTGCCACCCTGCCCCGTCGACGCCAGTCGTCGCGCGCTGGTCGAAGCGGGTTCGACTGGTGGCGCGGGCGGCAGGAGCGGCGTGCCTTCCTCGGGCGCCAACCGATCAAGCATCTGGTCGATGTCGTCTTCGGCGAGCGCCTGGAGCAAAAGCTGAATCGCCGTGCGCTTGTCGAACGTCCCGGCCGATCCGAATCCGTTGAGAGTGATCGCCGACACGACCGCCTCGACACGCTCTTTCGCGTCGCGCTCGAGCATCGGCGGGAAGTTGACCTCGACCCGCCGGTCCTTTTCCTCGCCGGTCTCGGGATCGGTTCCCAGACTAAGGACCCGGTTACCGTCCAGGTCATAGGACCAGATGCCCGCCAGAGTCCCGCCGGGCGCGCTCGCGTTCTGTTCGATGGCGAACGCCAGAATGTCTTTGATGATGTCCGACCAGAGCACCTGACGGTCACGCATTTTTAGTTCGGTCGGCCGGTCGAGCGTCTTGGCAGTCGCGTGAGATCCCACGCTGGCCTCGCCAAAGAAGGTTTCCGGCAGCCCCATCGCGCTCGCGACCATGAGCCAGAGTCGGCGGCCTTCGTCGGTATTCGGCTGCGCGCCAACCGTCTTGATCGGGTTGAGCTGGGTTCCCTCGCCAGCGATGAACATCGATCCCGTGCCCGGCGGCGGGTTGGTCTCGATAAATGCGTCGCTAGTGGTCCCGATCGTCGTATTCATTTTGGTCTTCGCCGCGGCAACGCCTTTCGCGCCGCCCTTGGTCGTCATATTCCAGGCGAATCGGGAGAGAGCGCGCTTGACGGTCGCATAGTCTTCGAGGTCCGACTTGACCGCGCGAGCCCAGTCGAGCGCCGCGTAGATCTCCGGCACGCCAAAGCGCATATCCCGCAGGCCGCCGGTTTTGACGTGATACACCGGAATATCCCAATGGACCGTTGATGTTCCAATCGTCGCGGGCCGGGTGGCCGGCTGGTAGCGCCAGTCGGGGTAGTAGGCGATCTCGATGTTGTCGCGGGTGATCCCGTTCTGAACGTCGAGGATGGCGCGGGTATACTGGCGCTTGTAGTACCACGGCTCCTGCCCGTCGTCGGGGTTGGTGATGATCTCGAGGACTTCGTCGACCGGGATGGAGCGCACACGCACAGTACCGCTCGCCGGCCTGGTGAAAAAGCAGAAGAAAAGATTGCCGGTGACGTGGAGTTCTTTCTCGCGCGACATGCGCGCTTCGTGGCTGGTCAGCTCCGATTGATTACTCTTGTCCGCCAGGAACGCTTGCACGACCAGATTGATCTCGTCATCGGGCGACCGAATGTCAACGCCCTGCCCCCAGACGTAATACGCCTGGACGTTCACGCCGCGCTGAATCAAGGGGTTTTTTAGGTAGGATAGGCGCGCAAGGCGGAGAATCCGCTTGAGACCGTCCCGGCTGAAGTCGCGATCGTTGTAGGACGCCTCGCGGAGCCACATCGCGTCTTCGGTCGCAAACTCGAGCTCGGCGATGCGCTCGGTCAAGCGCACGGAGTTATAGCCGTCGTCGGGATCGTGGACGCGGCCATTCGTCGGCCAGGGCTGGGGCGCCAGCAGGCCGGTCGAGGACTCGACGTAGTTGGGCAAAGGGACCTCAGAAAGGCGAAATGACGACTGGGTCGTAGTAATCGATCTCTAGACTCTGGATCGGCGGGTTCAATCCCGCGGCGACGTAGCGCAAGGCGTCGAGTCGGTGGTAGGTGGCTTTATCCTTGATCTCTTCAGTCGGCTGGCCGACTTCATCGACGACGCGACTGTAGCTGCCCAGCTCGTCGAGAATGCCCGTGCAGGAATCGAAGACGTACAGGCGGTGCTCCTTGAAAAGAGAGATCACCCGATCGATCCCGGCTTCGACATCCCAGACCAGCGGCTCGGGCATGAACAGGCCGGCGACGGCCCAATCCCAGCGCTGCTGCGTCTCCGACTTCGCGCCGCCGTGCCAGGTCTGGATATTCCGGCCAGCAACCTCCGATAGCGCCGCGGCGACGTGCTCGATCGTCGTCTTGTCGCCTTCGAGCGACTCGCTGTAAAGGTAATACACGTCGGACGTCGGATCGTAGGCCAGGAGCACCCGCGCGGTGTGGACCGCCCCGAAGTCGATCCCGCCGTACCGCGGCCAGGCGGGAGGGATCACGAATGGGCGGACCTTGTGGCCGCCTTCCTCGCGATAGAGGTCGACGAAATCGCCATAGATCAGGCCGGCCGGGCGACTGAACTCCCCGCGGTAGAACATCTGGTATTTCCACGCGGGGAGGGTCCGTTTCGCGCGCTCGTCTTCGGCGACGGGGAAGGCAGGATTTTCGACACTCGGGAACTGGATCACGGTGTAATCCGGGTCGCCCGCTCGCCAGCGGTCATAGACCTGCTGTTTCAGCCAGCCCAGGTTATACGGCGTGGTCGTAAGCAAGGCGCGGCCCTGATTCAGCGCGAGTCGTCGAAGGAGTGCTTCCCAGGAGCCGAGTCGGAACTCGTCTTGGCCCGCCTCGTCGAGCCAGGCCGCCTTCGCGGTGGCCGATTCGAGTGAGTTCGGATGGGTGGCCGAGCCGAAGATGACGCGTGTTTTGCCGCCGTGGAAGATGAAGACCTTATCGCCCGCATGCCAGGTCCCGAGATGCAGGGTCGAGTCGAATAGCTTTAGGAACTCGGTCAACATCTTGAGCTTGAGCAGCGGAAACGTCGCGGTAACCGCCAGATAATCGCCCGGGCCGCACGTCTGGATCTCGCGATGGAGCCAGAGGGGACCCCAGCTTGTTTTACCGGACTGCGAACCGGCGATGACGGCGATAAAGCGGGCGGTCGCGTTCCACGCTCGCTCCTGGCCTGGATGCATCCGCACCCGGAGGCGGTTGCCGTCAATCGTCCAGAGCGCTCCTCTCGACGATATCGACGATCGTTCCGGAGTCGCGGTCCGAGTTGCCACGCGAGCCCTCCAGAACGATATATTTGATCGGATTCTCCTCGTCGCCCTGGAGCTTCCGCTCCTCGCGCCGCACGTAACCCCGATCTTTGCCGATGGTCGCCAGGGTGAACGTCACCGCCCACGGCTCTTTGCTGATGACCGAGGAATAGAGCGCCGCTTCCGCCGCGTCGATGAACTTCTCGCGTTCGTAGCGGAGCGCCTGCTTGACGCTGGCGTAGCGCTTGGCGTAGACGTCGACGGTCACCGGGTGGCAGCCCAGGATGCGCGCGGCCTGCGTCCTGAGTCCCCTCGCCTTTTCGAGCGCCTCGATCATCTCATCGGGTGTGAACTGTTGAGCGCGTGACATGGTTCAGGTAATCCAGTTATGAGGATGCGAGGCGCGGCTCCAGGCCCATATCGGCGAGGCGTTGGAGGGCGACGGCGACGTATGGCGGGGCTAGTTCAAGCCCGTAGCATAAGCGTGATTCTTGTTCAGCCGCAACGTGGCCTGTCCCGCTCCCGCTGAATGGCTCATAAATCACGTCACCTGAGTCAGATTGGAATCGGACGAGGCTTGACCACATCTCAATCGGACGTGGTGTAGGATGGCCCGGACTTGACTTAGGTCGAGGATACTCAAACACGGTCGATTGGTTGGCCGGTACGTTCCAAGTGCCTGTTTTACCTTTACGTCGAAA